GTAAGATATACCTGCAAGTCCTCATCGTTAAAAAAAGGAATAGGAAAGTCAAAAACAGTCTGCCCACTCGTCGCTGTGTACTGCCGTCTTGGCTCTACGTCATTTACTATAATTGTTGTTGCAGACATTTAGTCTTCTCCAATAATCTGTTTAACAAGTTTATCATTTCCGCGCCTAATATAAAAAAGATTTTGACCGACCATCAGTCTCGTAAATGCTTTCTTGTCTGATTCGGTCATCTCTCCCTCACCTGTAAGGCCGGATAAAATTTTGGCTAGATTTCCCGCTGTACCAAAGGTAGGCCCCATCGCACTCTCAATAATACTTCTGCCTGCCTGCCTGCTTGATGTTGTCGTTATGTTTGCTAACGATCTCACACCAAAATTGTTTCCAGATAATTTTTCTATCATATTGTTTATTTCCCATAGAACACCAAGCGCACCACTCCTGTCGATACCTTCTATGATTAGGTTTTCAATATCATAATTCACTTCCCTGCCAGCGTTCCATTGCTTAAAGATGTATGTCATCATGCCCAGCCCAACCATAGTGACTAAGCCTTGATACAAATACTCGTCTTGCTTTTGAAGCCCAGCAAGCATGACTCTGTTTTGCGCCGACATGATAAAAGATTTGAATTGGAAAAGCGTTTGCCCCATTTGTGTTGACATGACTATTGGCTTTTCTTGTCCCGGCGTAACAATAACCCTGTTAGTCTCTTGTCTTAGAGCGCCTGCCCATAACTGTTCTAGCTCAGGATCATCCCATAAGTGACGGTTTGCGAGCCAATTACCTTCACTCTTTGTTCCATGCTCTTTGATTAAGGACCCTATTCTTTCTGCTTGCGAGTCGTTGATGCCGAGCCTTTTTAGCTCTTTAGGTATTCTGCCTGCCACCAAGTCATCAGCTAATCTTGACTGCATGGATATGGCTTGGACAAACTTAACCGAAGTAGTCCACTGATTCATCAAGTTGATGTTTGAGAACTTTTTAGCCCCAGTGCTTAAAGCTCTTTCAAGTTTAGTCCCGCCTTTTGTGACATCCTGAATATCGGCAATAAGGCTACCTCTACCATTGATGAGAGAGTCAATAGCTATACCGTAGGATTGAATTTCCTCTAGTAAAGGCTTGTTCTTTTCCATTGCGTAAGCAAACTTATCGACATTGCCAAATGCTTTACCCAACCCATTCGACATAACTATCCTCGCAAGGTCAGGAATAGATGACGCAACAACACCACCCATTAACCTCATATAGTTAAGATCTCTGGATGCCTTTCCTACTCTATGCCACATATTGTTCGGGTCAAAGTTGCCATGCACATTGCGCATCCTATCGATCATAACTTTCAGGTCGCGAAGGTCTCTAGCTTTTGCCTTCTCTAGCTTGGCTCTTGCTTTGTTGTTAGGTGCTTTGCCTATTAAAACCGCATAGTCGTCATTGATTTTTTGGAACTGGTCCGCCATATCAAGAGCGCCAAACTGATTCTTTATCTCGATGTCAGGAGCCATGTTCATTAGGTGTCTTTGAGCTAACAAGTTAATGTCATTCTCTAGGAAATCCTGAATTAGCTCATCAGGTATAGTGAATGTCCTAGCTCTGAATGGTGCTGACTTACCCCTATTCTCAGGTTTAGGATCAAACCCATCTGAAAGTCTACTCTTATCAGAGTATTCAAGTGTCGCGTCAGGGCTAGATATGATTCTGTTTTTTATTTCTTCGGCCCTAGCTTGAAAGTCAAGCTCGTCAAAGTCACCGTACTTAGCGTCGAGTATAGCCTTGATAGCTTTCTTTCTTTCTTTAGGCGTGACCTTGCCATCAGCCTTGAGCTTAGACCTGACCTCGTTACCGATCTTAGATGGCAGTGCAGATATAATATCTTCAACACGCTGGTTAAACTCTAACTCTTTATCTGTTCGAGTTTGAATATCAGCTTTAAGCCTTTCTATGTCAGCTTCCAATCCGCTAACTTTTTTGTCGGCCGCTGTTAGCTTGTTTCTAGTAGCTGTGTTAAATACACCTGCCTCGCGTTGCTGGCCTTTCTTACCTTTCTCCGTGCCTCTTAGCTTTGCTTTTTCCTTCTTAATATCTTGGTTTATTTGTTTTAGCTTATCTTGTAGCGGTTTGATGCCGCCTCTTTTTCGGGTCTTTTGCTGCTCAGCTCGAAGCGTATCTATCTGACCTTGTATCTTGACCTTCTCTGCTTCTAGTTTAGGAACCTCACCTTCTCTTTGTTTCCTAAGATCTATTGCTCTTTTATACTCAGCCTCGTTACCCTTGCGCAATTTATCCAAGTCATCCTTGGCCTTGTCAAGTTGGGCAGTTTTTGTTTCTAATGATTTCTGATTAGAAGCTAAATTTTTAGCTGTCCCCTCAAAGTTATCAACAAGCTGATTAAGCTCTCCCTGATACGCCAGTTTCTTATCGTTTTCAGATTGCAGCCATTTTGCTACTACATCGGTAAAAGTTTCACCATTAGCGTTTGTTTGACCCATGATGGCCTCAACATTGTAAACCCTGTTGCGGTAATACTTAGACGTTTCCGTTATGACATCTTCATCAAGAAGCTCAGCCTTAATACCTGCCTTCTTCAATGGCTCGTAGAATTGCTCTCTCCATGCGCTTGCCGCTTTCTCTATAAGGTCGTCATCTGAACCTTGAGACACGGCTCTACCTACCAGCTCGTCAAATTCTCTTTCACCAAGTATCCTGTCAGTGAGACCTTTACCCTCTCGTTCAAGGTATTGTGTGTAAATATCGTTATGCGCTTTTGCCGCATTAAAGAATGTTGTGTTCCATCCTTGTATCTTATTTTCTACAGATATAACACTGCCGCCATCAACCTCAAGGATGCTATCAACCAGCTCTTGTTGCAGCTTTCTTACCGCTTTAGATTCTGATACGGCTGTTCTTGAGTATGGGTCAAAAGGCATCTTACTTAATAGCCATTTAACAACCTTGCCTGTTACCTCGCCACCACTAGCGAATGTTTGCACCGGGTCAGTTACTATTCTTGTCTCTGCTGCACCGGCATCTTTTGCTTCTTGTATTTGTTCTTTACTCAGTATGCCTAACTCGCCTTTTTTATGAAAATCCATTACATCTTTAAGCTCTTTCTCGAACTTCTCGACCTGCTTAACATGAGCTTTCGCAAAAGGAATACCAAGAACACCACCAAGTAATGCGCCGGCAGCGACATTCATTGCAGCCTCTTGTCCTGTTCTGGTTATCTGTTGGTTTAATAGCACTGATTCTTGCGCACCGATAACTCCAGCCTCTAGCCCAGCTACAACACCAGCACCTTTCAGGTATGACTTGCCAATGTTGGCACTGCGCAGAACCTTGCTCGCCCCTAGTATTGGAACAAGGTTTATTGGCTCTAGTAATGTTTGCGATATTAGTGTCGCAGTGAAAGCATAACCGGGGCTAGCGCTTAGTATTTCCCTGTCTCTTTGCTCCATTGCAAAGTTTTCTCTAAGAAGGTTAAGCTCAGTGACATTGTTTGTATCTATTGCTCGCAGTCTAAAAGAATTATTCTCAGCCTCAGCCTTAGTCATCTCCTTAAATGCGTTATAACCCTCATCCCTTTCTCCTGCGCCAAGACCTGTATTCTTAGAAAAAAAGTTTCCTAGTATTGTGTCTTGCCTAATAGACGCTCCCAAGACTGTGTTAAAGTCAGGGCCGCCCTTAGCAAAAGGTAATGGGGCAATCTCGGTTATCTGCTTATTGTCTTCTGTTACAAAAGCCATTAGTTTTCACCTATGTATCGTGCGTTAGCAGATTCTATGTTTAGGTTGAATACATCGAACTCCTCTGAACTTAACATCTTCTCTATTTCACTTGTTGTAATCTCTCCAGCTTCAAACATTCTTCTTGCTTCTGCTTCTGCTTCCTGCTCTATACCCGCTTTATTGGTTATACCTAACGGCCCAACCTTGCTGCCAGCATTGTCTTTTGCAATTTTCTTACTCATAGTTTTTATGATTTTTTCAGATATACGTTGCTTGGCTTCAGGCATTAACGTCTGGCTTTGTCTTATTTCAGATGTCAGTGTCGGCTTGTATATTACTGCTTGGTCGCTACTCTTATCTATTAATGGTACAGGACCCTCATCAGTAAGTTTAAGGATTTGATATACACTGCCGCCAGCTACAGGGAATAGGTCGTTTTCTTTTCCCGGCACGGGTACTAGCAAAAAGTTTCTAGCACCAGCAGAGTCGATGGGGCTATCAATTAGACCTTGATCATAAAGATTTTTCATGAAATCTTTTAGTACCCAGTCGCCAGTTTGATCAATAGATCTATAGGCCGGATTAACATTAGGAGCCATGTGCATAACATTACCATTAAACTCGCCGTATTCTGAGTTAATGACTTGCAGAGCGTGGCTTCTTGCAAAATCTAAGGTTGCACCATCATTAACTACACGGTTGCGAACTAAGGTCTCAAACCTTTGCTTAATAGTTGCTTCATCAACTAATACTCCATCCATGTTCTCCTCAACCCATTTTGCGTTGCTTTTTGCTGTTTGATCGACTGAGTATTGTTTACCTCTATAGTCGATGGTTGCATCATCTTTTACTGTAGATTTTCTTGCGTAATCTATCGCCTTCTCTATTGGCTCACCGGCTTCCATGTTAGCTACTATTTGTGAAGCATAAGCAAGCTGATCGCCTGTAACTACATCATGCCCCTGAAGGCCTTTGCTTAGATCTAAAATAGTTTTAGCTGTTGCCGCAACTCGATTAGGATTTTCATCAATCAAACCGTTCTTTAGCGTCTCCGACATTAACGATGGAAATTTTCCTACCTTGCTGTACAAATTTTTGGCTAGCTCAACTTGCTGCTCGTAACTCAACTCTCCACTCGCACTACCATAAAATGTATCAACATCTTTCTGTGAAGGTTTTATCGGTATCTCGTTTTCGTCTACAACAATCTTGCCGTTTAATATCGATGCAATGTTTGTATTTGCTTGGTCAGTTTCTTGTTGTTTCTTTAATTTTTCTCCCGCATCTTTAGCTTGTTTTTCTATGGCGGCCATTTGTTTATTTAGTAAAGATGTATATTTGTTTCGCGCCTGCATCGCTCCCTTTGCAGTAGAAAGGTCACCAAAAAGACCGGCATTATAAGCAGCGTCAACACTGGATAACCATTGATCGTAATTCTCTTGCGGAATATCGGCCTGCAACTCAATAGCTATAACCTGCTTGGCTGTTGCGTTTATTCTTTTAACTCTATCTTCACTACTTTTTGCATCAAGGATTGTGTTCTCTGCTTTCAGTCTTTCGGTTATCTTATCAACCATCTCGTCTGTAAGGCCAACAGTCTTCTTGTTTCCATCCTTATCAACTGTAGTTATGTTTTGAGCCTTAGTCGCTAACTCTGCAATATAAGCATCACCTCGCCCTTGAGCGTGCGCTTCTCTAAAGCCGCCAACATATCCTGCTATCAGTCTTTTGGTCTCATAGTTTTTTATGAAAGACTTTGCTAGTTCTGGATCGTACTGGCTTATCTGTTCTGCCGCCGAATAAATTGATTCTTCAGCTGTAGCTAGTACATTTTCATCTCCATTGGTTACAGCTTCCATAGCAGTGTTTATGTCTGCTTGAACTTTTTGCTGTATATTGGATACAGCGACTCCAAGCTCAGCCGAATCTTTTTCTATTTGTTTCTTACCTACGCGGGGAACAGCATAGTTGTCAAACTCACTAGCAAGGTAAGCTCTGATTGATGGATCAGCCGATTCTAAAGCCTTACCCTTCATCGTACTAAGAGACTTCTGGAAGCCCTCAACATCAAGTTTTGAGTCAATCTCTGCTTTGTCTATCTGACTTCTGAACTGGTTTATAGCGGCAGACTTATGCCCTTCTAAGACAATGTTGTTATATACTTGCCCAACTTTTGTCCAAGAACTTTTTAACTCTGGAGCTTGAGCTGTAACATCAACCTTATTAGCTTCCATGATTGCATTGTCGGTAACCAGCTTCTCATATACGCTAGCACCGCGATTAGCCCACTTCTGTATAGTAGCGGCGCTCGTCTGTAATGCTTCAGCTTCAGCAAGTCTGAGATTGCCGATACTGCGTATGTTAGCTTCTTCTTTATATTCCATTTTACCGCCTATAGTTTGAATGGTATTTGCGGGCTACGCATAAACAATGATGGTGACGGCGCTCTTATGCCTTGCGGAATATAAGACTTGGCGACGCTTTGAGACGTAAGTTTTAATGCTTCAGGATTAGCCGTTATACCAACATCACCCATAGGCGCTTTAGTCGGGCTACCCATCGAAAACCCTGTTTGAGCCAATGTCATAGCCATGTCTGCAATACCTTGATACTTGGCAGATTCAGCTTGGAACTTTAATGACTCTCTTTGTCTCTCAAAGCCTTTTTGAATAGATGCTCCGATAGCATCAGACTGTAATTGATCTCTGCGATAATCTTCCATAGATTTTAGCTGTAAAGCCTCTACAGTTGAACCTCTAACACCAGACGCACCTGCACCAGCAGTTTGAGCTGCAAGAGCCGTTAGCAGCCTCTCTCGCCGTATATTGCCTTCTTCCTTAGACTTTAGCTTCTCTATGTACTGCTGCTCTTTAACACCTTCTTCTGCCGCTTCCATAGCTGCTTGTTGCTGATCTGCTGCCTTAGCTGATTGAGACAATGAATATGCTGCCGTAGCTACAGTAAGAGCTGTCCCAACTGTCACTGTAGTCCCACCAACAGTAAATAATGTTGTTGCCATCATACCTGACATTACGCTAACTCCATCTCTATTGTTAATGATAATATCGTCATTGGCGCAGGAACTTCTTGCGTCAGCGTTACCTGAGCCTCTTTAGTCCAGCCTAATAGATACATCTCTTTTTTACCTGTATATGGTTGCACCGTGTTATCCAAGACATTCTCACCAAAACTCCTAAATGGAACTATATTACCATTTATAGTTAAAGCTGTTGTGTCTTGAACGAAAGCACTACACTTAACTATTCTTTTGTTTGAACTTAAGTCATAGCCTATGCCAACATCTTTTTCTACAGGCATCGTCTTGACTGTTGGTGTAAAGAATAACCCTACCTCAGCAGAGTTTTCCGCTGTTCTTGATAAGGTGACACTTCCGCCGCTAGGTGTAGCGTTAGATAAAACGTTACCGTCAGCTCGAACCCTGCACTCCTCACCATCTAAGTGACCAAGCCCAGTCAGTGTTACTGATGCGGGGCTATCGTAAGTAACAGATGAGTCCATTAAAGAATCGCCATCTAGCCTTTCTACATAGTATTTGTCTACGCCGTCTATGTTTCTTTTTATAACAAAATAAATATCATCGACGAGTCTGCATACGTTAAGGAATAAACCATCAGTATCCCATGTTGTCCATCCGGCTACTTCCTGCGCCCTAAGCGTATTGAATACTGCCACTGTGCCGTCGTTGTTTACGATATAAACGTAGTTAGCGTCTTCGCTTGACGTACCTACGGATACAGCCATATCAACAGGCTGATTAAGAACTGAAGGTGATAATAGTGACGTTGTTTGTGATAAGTACGCTTCTTCAGCAAAGCTAAATACAAACTCTCTAAGTGCCTTACCTGTTCGCTGAACATATATTGTCGCTCCATCAATTACTTTAGGTTGTATTCTTGATGAGCCATAGCCAGTCTGTCTCCTAAATGCAACATTACTTGGAGTTATTGGTGACTCATTAACGTAGAACTCAGCACCAGAAGTAAATACTTGCAAGTCGCGATTTGAGAATATAGCTCTAATTTCATCAAACTCATCAACGTCTAAGGTAACGTCAAGTGATTGGTCGTCTCTTAGTTTGCCGGGATCGAAGTTAAATAGATCATTAACCCTGCTACCCCATATAGTAATAGGTTTTTGAGTTGAACCACCGAACCATAACCGACCTTCATGGAACGTTATTGTTTTAGGCCAGCCCCTAGTGCTTGACCATACATCTTCTGATCTACTTGTACCATTTTGCGTTGTAGATACAGATATGTTGCCGCCAGACACATTGGTAACCCTACCAGTCATTTGTGTCCAAGCATCAGCAGATGCGCCAGAGAATGTAACAGTAAATTGATTGCTGGCTGTCCTTGATACAGATACGCCAGAGTTGCCGGTATTAGGCAAGTCTAGTAGGGCTTTTTCCATATCAACAGCGCCGGAAGCGTTGTTCTGATAACTGAATTCGTCTGTATCTATACCTTCAAGAGTTAGCTTGATTGGTGCGCCAGTTGGAACACTAGAAAAGGTTATAACCTGTATCTCATTAACAGCAGTAGGACTAGATGCGTCGTTAAAGTCAAACAAAGGTTTCTGCACGAAAGTTACATTATTGAACAACCACGATGTATCACTGCCATTTCTTTGGAATAGCTTAGGCGCGTAGTTCTCATTGACCAATATCATTGTGTCGGCAGATTGCGCAAACCTAATGTTGGGTATATCCGCTGCTGCGTATGTTGTTGTTACAGTAGCCTTAAATACATCGTCCCTGTAAACGTCAATAGCGTTTTCTCTGAACACCAATAAGTAAGTTTGATCTACATTAAAGACAAAAGGAATTACCCTAGCCTCTGAGCTAACTCCATCAGCAACATATTTTAGACCGGGTCTACGCTTCACGCCGCCTTGAGGCAAACAGACAACGTTGTTGCCAGTTATCATGCCGTTATAGTATTGGCTTACATCAACTCGACCTAATATCCTAGTATCTAATACACCTGAGTTAAATGCAGACTGATACTGGTAATACTTCATGAACGAACATCCCTGTAAGGATTAGATTCTATTGCATCATTTGGTGCTTGTTGAGCGTCTAGGTATTTTGCTTTCTTCATATACCTTTCGTACTTGGTGTCGTAAATCATGTTCTGCTCCTCATTGTTTGTAACAATAAGAGCAAACTCGCTTGCTAACTTATACTCCATAAGTATCTGCAAGTAGGCAGGCCAAGTTTCTTCTCCT